AGTAGTGTTCTCCCTATAAGATAAAACATTCTAAAAAAATCTTTCAAGCTTTCAATAATAGGTATACAACACCTCAATACGTTTATTGTGAGAGATCTCAAATTGTTAAGATTCATGTTTTCCATTTATAAAATTTTCATATCTTACATAGATTAGATTAAAATGTAGTCAAAACTGTAACAACTTGCCAAGCTTTTCAAATATCTGCAGATTTATTCCAAATGGTTCAAATCTCAGGTACAAACCTCAAATATAGATAAAAAAGTTCCAGGATAATAAAGATAAGGAAAGAACATGTAAGATACATAAGGGTGTTTTAATGAATTCCATATACATTTTTATGGTAATTTATTGATTTTAATGAGCATATGTGATAATATTCACTTATATATAAAAGAAGAACAAATACTTACATTAAATAGATATTAAGTTTGGAAATTTACATCTTAACTAAACTCATCACTACTTGATGAACTAGCTACATCTATCTCATTAACTGATGAAGATGAATGTATATGTTCTGAAGATGTAGAAGCATGGAAAAGATGCCTTTCAAATCTTGTACATCTACTTGTTCTTAGTGAGATATATGATATTGCTGATACAAAAATGAGAGCTCTTCACTAACTGTAGGTATAGTTGCCACTTTGTTTTGTAGAAATTGGCTTTTCCTGAGAGTCTCAATGGGATCCTTACCTATTACAACAGCCCAAACAAGATCTTGCACATCTGTTGGTTTCATCAATAAATATTTACTATTGTCAGGAATGACAGGAGAAACACTGTTTCCTATGACATTAGTCCCAAAAAGGTGGAAATCTTGAGACAAGTTGCCATCCAATATATTACAACTTCCAAAAAGAGAGGAGACAATCTGTACATATCTCATGAAGTACCTTATAACTTTTTGAGAAACATTGCAACCTTCTACGCTTACATGTGGTATTGTTGAATTGAATTTGGACATATCTAGTTTTTTGTCAAAATATGCATCCCTCATAGCAAGAAATTCACTATATGATTCCATATTATCTATTTTGTCTGCAACTGCGTTGAATAGATAACACTCCATCTCATCATGCAAGGAATCTAAATCTCTTGCAATGCAGACATTGTAAATAGTTTCAAACGCTCTCATCATCATTGAACCTAAATTAGCTTTTATCTTGTAGATTTTGTCTAGATTGTTTGTTTTATAGGGAGTTCACTACT